TTTTTTGTGTAGAGAGATATAAGAAATTAAACTTATCCAGCAGTTCGTGTGCTAGACCTCATTTGGGTGTTCCAATGAAGTGATCTTTATTCCAATGTCGGTCATCAATCATATTTCGTTCATGATTTGTGAGACGTTGAATTGTTTCGAGGTAAGTCGGGAATCTTGATACGTCGACGAAGTCTCTTAGTTCAGAGAGTTCTGTCATCGTAAAAGCGATTCCAGAGGGTAGTCCTTCCAAATCTGGAGTGAGGCCCTTCGACTTAAGAAAGTTGAAGATCTCTTCACAGATGAGGTAGACTTTGGTGGAGTAGCCACAGTTAGCGTAAGCAATACCAACAGATCGAGCCATGAGTTTAGACAGGGTTTGTGATCGTTCGGGGTAGTAGAGCATAGCTAGCAGTTTTAGCGGGTCGCGATAAGGTATTCCGTTTGTGTTTCGGTAAGATAGAACTTCCATGTTTTCGAGGGAGTTAGAAATCTCAGTTGATTTATCGTTGAGTATTGCGCCAAAATATAGCATTCCGTAGTACTTGAAGAGTTCAATGAATTGACGTTGACGTTCGGGAGTTAGTCTTTCGAGTAGACCGCCGATTGAGTCGTCGCCTTGAACTTTGAGTGCCACTTGTGTAATGTCATAGCCCATTCGGGATAGTATGGTGAGTACCATGACAAAGTTGTAGCAGGAGTCAAGTAGTTGTGTTTGCAGATAGCCAGAAAAGATGCCAGAGTGAAGAAACGAGATGAGAGTTCCGTCAGGGAGTAGGAGAGGCGTCTTAGTTATTGCGTTGCACATCCAGTTCCAAAGATTTTGGAGTCGCTTGGGATCGGTTTCCTTTGTTTCAGGGTAGGTTACTGTAGGCCAGTATCCTTCAGTGAAGGTGAACCATGATCGCCAGATAGCGTGGATATCGTGTATCACAGAGTGACGTGCATATCGGTCGAATCCGGACCAGTCAAGTGTAAAGAACGTATTAAGGGAGGGGTGTCGGCTAGAAAACCAGTTTCGTAGTCTATACCATCCGCCAGTAATTGTTTCGAAGCCCCAGAGGAGTGGAGAGTCGAGTCCTTTTGACAGGAGGGAGATTTGAATGACCCATATGAACATTGCTTCAGCCATGAGAAGGAGCCAGGGAGCGCCGAAAACGAGTCGAACTTTATTAGCTTTGTCTTTTGAGACAAGGTGAAGTCGAGCGAAGGCAGTGTTGAAATAGTGCATATTCGATTTGTGTTCGTCAAGAACGTGTCCGTCTTTGATAAGGTGGATTTTACGTCGATTTATGAAGAACGCTTCGTTGTATAAGTTGTGCTTAGACATACGAGTATTTTCGATTAATGCTTTGGTATATTTCACAGTGACATAGAGTTTCCAGGTCATACTGATATTGAAGGGGGCTCCAATATTAGGTGAGAGGTTCCAGGGGTAGAGGCGAAGGTCAGCAAAGTGTACGGGACGAAGTGGAGATTCAGGTTTGAATCGTTTGTCCATTTCGTTGAGTGCTGCGTAATAGTGAACATCTTTGATCACCGCGTGAAAGGGTGAGTTAAGTTTGTCAATGTCGACTTGAAGTGCATCATCAGACCAGGTAGATCGATAATATCCTTGAGTGATTTCGTCGATTTCTTCAGGAGTTAAGAACTTCTTAAAGGAATGATAGACGGTACCAGTGTAGGAGGAGGGCACGGAGCGGGTGTAGCTCGGAGTCGTTTTATTCGCGATGGAGTCGAGAATAGTGACAAATTGGATGTTTGGCAGTTGCATGTTTGAATTCGTTGAGAATGGAAAAGAAAAGAATTTTATTTAAATCTTGCGATGCGGGGGAATGTGAGGTTCCGAC